GAACTGCTCGAACTTCAACCGCTCGGCTTGGGACAGCTTGTCCTGCTTGCGGGTGTATTCCAGCTTTTCGGCCTGATAACGGGCGATTTCGGCATTGTACGCATTGAGATCGGCGGATTTGAGCTGTTGAGCCTGGGGGCTGTCCAGCCATTCTTCCCACTGATCAAAATACGCGGCTTCGTCTGCAACCTGCGCACTGATCGTGTCGATGACCTGGTCGAGCTGCTTCAGCTTGGCTTCGGAGGTCTTGCGAACAGTGGCCGCTTCCTGCATTGCCTTGGCAACGGCTTTCGTCCGCTGCTTCTCGTATTCCAGCACGGCCTGTTGGGCGCTGGGCGGAAGCTTGGCGAAGTGTTCCTTGCCTTCGGTATCCCAAAATTCAGGGGGCTCGATTGCCGGCGGGGCCGGTTCGGCTTCGTCCTGCTGCTCACCTTCAAGGTTGGCCTCGGTGGGCTCCTCTTGGGCGTCGTCAACCGCTTGGGGGGCGGCTTCGATCTCTGGCTCGGCTTCGACGGGCGCGGCATCGGCCTCGGTCTCAGCGGGTTGTTTTGTCGGTACGGCCGCAGCGCGCAATTCCTGATGGCGCTTGACGGCCTGTTCGATCGACAAGGGGGCGCTATCCGCCACGGGGGCGGTTGTAACGTCGGTCATGATTTTCCTCGGGGTTAGTCCGCTGCCCGCCGTGTGGCGGCTTCGCGTTCAATCGTTCCGGTGTCTACAAAACTCAGGAGCTGGCGCCGGGCGGCGTCCAGTCCGCGCAGGGCAAGCAGCGCCTGCCACGCCTTGGGCTCGCTATCAGCGTCGAGAACAGCCTTCAGCATACGCTCCCGCGCAGCCTCGAATGCCTCGCCCGTGACTTCCAGCGCTTCCTTAGCGAAGATGGCGCGTTGAGCGGGGCTCATGCGGCTAGCAACAGCATGATGATTTCCTCGTCCTCGTCCGCGATTTCCTGCTCGTTGGCCCAGTAGGCCATTGCCTCGCGTTCGGCGGCTGTCAGATCCTCGACTTTCGCCTTGAGCTTGGCCGGCGGCTTGTTCAGCTTGGCACGCGGCGGCTTGGCCTTCAGGCTGTCAAGATATTCTTCAAGCTCCTGCTCAACCGATTTCGGAACCTTGACGTCTTCAGGCTTCAGAACCCGCCGTTTCGGCTTCTTGAAGACAGCACGAATACCTGCGCCGTCAGGATCGGCCCCGCCGGCATCTGGCACCCCGTTGTCAACAGACGGGGCATATCCGGTAAGCACCAGACTGCCTGCGCCGGAATCCACCGTTACGTCCGCGCCCGTCGCAGACACAGACGGCGCAAAGCCCGTCAGAATCAAAGACCCAGCGCCGGGCGTCGCTTCGTGCGCGGCCGCAACCGTTGCAGCCATACCCGTCAACACTAGCGAGCCCGCACCAGGCGCGACGGTTGCGGACGCCGTAATCGTTGCGGCAAGGCCAGTCAGCGTGAGCGTGCCAAGCCCTGGCGCGACCGTCAGATCTACCTGAATTGTCGGCGCCTGCCCTGTCAGGGTCAGGCTGCCAACACCGGGTGTCAGGCTGACATCACCACCAGCGACGACCAGCGCGCCTTGCTGGAATGCATTTCCCTGAAATGCGTCGTGTTGAAAACCGCTGCTCATCGCCGGGTCAGTGTCGCGTGGATATCCTGCGCCGCCTCACGATAGTGATTGAGCGCGAATTGCTGATACTCCTGATTGCGCACAAGCAGCGACTGATGGAGCGAATAGCCCCACGTCGCCTCGAAATTGCAGTCATAGCCCTGTGGCCAGTTGGCCTTGTCCGTGTGCGGCGCGTTCTGGTCGCGCCATGCCTTCGAGAGATAGTAAAACCACATCTCCGAGATCGGCGGCCACTGGTGCGTCGGGTCGCCATAGGCTCGCGTCGACCCCCAATGCGGGACAATCATCGCCATCTTCGCGCCAGGCTTCATCACCCGGTAAAGCTCGTTCATGAGTTGGCAGCGTTCAGTTTGCGTCAGGTGCTCGATGAAGTGCGATGCGTGCGCCTCTTCCACCGTGCCGTCTCCGAACGGAAGCGGATCGCGGCCCAGAGCCACGACATGATCGACACCGTCGAAAGGGTACTGGTCCAACCCGATAAAGCCGTCTTTCTTCGTCTTGCCGCAGCCAATATCGATCTTCACCAGGTCATCCCTGAATTGTGGTCATAGTGGCCGACAAGCACGCTGCAATCGACCGCGCAGCGATAGCCGTGCTTGCGCGCATCGCCCCAGAAGAACAGGTCTTGCGTCCCAACGCCGTCCGCGCCCGCCAGCGTCTTGAACCACGGCCGGCGCAGCTTGGCATCCTTGAACATCGAAATGCGCCAGAGGTTGAAGCCCATGCCGGTCCCACAGCATTCGACCAGATCACCCGGAACAGGCGGCTGCGGCCGAAAGTTCAGCACAGGGTCTTTTGGGTCGCCCCAGATTTGCGGAACGCCATCTTCGCCCTTCGTCCAGTAAAGCCCTCCGATACAGGACAGCTCAGGATGCGCTTCCATTTGCGCGATCAGCTTCACCACGCCATCAGGCGGGGGAATGTTGTCGTGCTCCAGCGTAAGAATGTATTCCCACGTCGAAAGGTCCGGATGCGAAAGAATGGCCTCGATAGTCTGCGTGTACGCGTCTCCCACTTCCAGCCCGAGCGCGAGCATCCGATAAACCGCCTGATTCGGCGGGAAAATCAGGTTCCAGTGCGACAGCGCGACTTTGGCCGGGATGGTCGGGCCCGACGGAAGAATGAGGATGACCCGCTGCTTCTTCCACGTTGCGCCCTCGAAAATGCGTGAGGCCGAAGCCTGCAAGTCGAGATTGTGCCGCCCGAAATCGTAGCCGACGATCTCCATCAGACAGTGCCTGAAGCAAAAAAGAAGTTTGGAAACCGGAAGACCGCTGAATCCGAGCCCCGGATTTGCGTGAATGCGACTGAGTTTGGCAGGCTGGACGTCGTTGCCGAGTAAACGCCTTGCCCAAGCGTCAGTTGTTGGGTCGTGTTATGCGACGATCCGAAGTGGCCGACAAAGTTGGAGTTCACATTCGACATGACCAGATTGGAATACCTTCCGTTCGCGCCGCCTGATGTCGTCCGGGAGACAAACCCGATCCAGTAATTGTCCTCGGAGACTGTGGTTGTCCATGGAATTGTGACGTGCCGAATGCCCGAATAAAGTGAATAACTTCCGACCGTGCCGGAGTGTGTTAGCGCCACCGTGGTTGATGTTGAACCCCACAAAGACAGCGTTGATGCATTGCGCGTATAGAGGCCGACCCAGAAGGATAGCGTGTGCGACCCGGACGAGTTGGACGAATTTGAGTTGTGAATCTGGAACGCGACGCGATCAAATTGGACGTTTGGAAACCCCTCCGGTTGGAACTGCAGCGTACCTTGTCCCACCTGCCCGACCACAAACGGACTATCGGCCATCGGCGCATAGCCTGACTTGGTGACAGCCGCCCCGCCGCCTGGCGCCGCAGCCGAGAGCGACAGTGTCAGCCCCGCCGAATTGCTGGCCGTAGTGCCCGACAAATTCGTGAGCGCGAGAGTCGGGTTGCCGTGGCTGTGGTTTGAAAGAGCCCCGGTCGTGATGTAGTCGCCGACGCTGATGCCGACCGTCGCGCCGCCGCCGATCAGCGTTACATTGTTCCCGCCCGACAGGACAACATTGGTGCCGGACGCCGTCGATGCGCCGTTGGTGTTGCCGCTCAGCGTGTAGAACTGGTTATGCGCGCTGTTCCAGTCCGCAGGGCGGACAAGATCGGTCGCCGCAATGGTCTGCGTGCCGCCGGTCGAGTTGCCGACCGTGACCGTTCCCGTCCAGTCAGGAACGATGTTGGATTTGACGTGCGAAATGGCCATCAGGCTAGCGTGAACACGCCGGAGGCGTTGATTGTTACCGTCAGCGTGCCGCCCGTAACCGAGACTGAGCCGCCGCCAGTATCAAGGTCGCAGACACACAGAAGATCATCGTTTGTGTTGTCGGCGTAAATCACAGCGTACTTGCAGGTAAATGTGGATGAAGTCCAAGCCTGGTCGTCGCAGTCAAAAGTAATCGTGCCGCTGGACCTGACCCACGTGCAGGTAAGCGTCTTGCCGCCAGTAGTGTAGCCGTTTCCGTTCGCCACCTCGGCCGTGAGATCTGCATAGCGGCAGTCGGTGGATGTGCCGGCAAAGGTTGCCCCGAGCGCCTGAGATGACGTTGTAAGCGCCATCTTGAACGTCTGCGTGTCGAGATCGAATGTCCCGTCCGCCAGCTTTTCCTTGGCGATGTTGAAGACCGTCCACGCTCCGGCTGCCATTATGTGTTAGCCTTCTTGATGCGAACGCCTAGCGCCCGTCCGGTTTTTGGGTCGCGTGTGACTTCCCGCTCGGCAAACATTGCCTCCTCGAGACGCGCCTGGCCTTGTGTGACCGCAACAATGCTTTCTGTAATCTTGTCCATGACAGCGCTGAACTGGTCGCCTGTCTGGCGCGCCACTTCCTGCTTTTGCGCCTCTGGCAAGCCGTTGAGCCGGATTTCATGCTCGCGTTGCTGAACTTCGGACGCCGCCTTGATCCCAAGCTCGCGCTCTTTCAGCGCCAGTTCGGCCTTCTTGATCTCGAGCTCGGCCATGCGGATCTGCACGTCCGCCGCCGCCTTCTGGGCGTCCATTTCGATCTTGAGCTGGTCGTTACGCTCGCGGGCCGCCGTCTCCTGCGCCCGCAGTTCAGCTTCCTGCTGCGAAGCCCTGCCCTCATAAACCGTCTTCTGAGCCTCGAGCTTAACCCACTCGTTCTCCATGGCCATTTTCTGGCGCTCAAGCTCCATCTTCGCGGCGTCGGCCTGGGCCTTCATCATGACCGCCTGCGCCTTCTGCTCGGCCGCCTGCGCATCGGCCTGCGCTTTCAGCATTTCAGGGTCAGGCTTGGGGTCTTCCGGCGGGGCGGTTGCCGGATCGGTCCAGAACAGCTCGGGCGATTTGAACCCTGCCCGCTCCGTAAACCGCTTCAGAAGCTCGTAGCCATTGGGCGCCGTGACGATCGGGCCATTGAGGCCGCCCTGCATCTGGATAACCTGGGACTGGAAGTTCAGCATCTTTTCCATCACCATCAGTTCCATCTCACGCCCGCCAGAGCCGACGCCGACCTCGATCACCATGTCGGCACGCTCACCAAACGTGCTCGGATCGATGTCCACAGGCGGCTTGCCGTGCAGCCTGATCTTCTCCCGGCGCGTGTTATGTGTCCGGCTCAGCGCGTGAATGTTGAGATACCAGTCCTTGACCAGCGTTTCGGCCAGCACGCGGGCAATCATCCTCACCCGCTTCTGCGCCATGGACATGAGCGCCATCGCGCCCTTGGCCGTATCATGCAGCGTGTCGGGATTGAGCCCCTGAGCATTGCGGACAATGCCCGATCGCTGCTCGGCCA